TGCTAAGCTTTTTGGGTACTGGATTACAAAGAATTACCGAGAGTCTTATGGGATGTACGCCTGCAGCGGAATCCTGTTCAACCACGAGTCCGAGCGTCGCGGTGAAGAGTTTGTGACGCGTAAAATCACCAAAGCGATTGGTGCCCGTCAGTTTCCCATTGTCCTCGGAAACCTTGATGCCAAGCGTGACTGGGGCCACGCCCAGGATTACGTCGAGGGTATGTGGAACATCATGCAGCAGGACACTCCGGATGACTATGTGCTGGCGACCGGCGAGACGCACTCGGTACGTGAGTTTGTCGAGGCGGCATTCGAGCGTATCGGCAAACGTATCGAGTGGCATGGATCAGGTGATTCGGAGTATGGTACGGACCTGATCACCGGCGATACCCTCGTCCGTATCAGCCCTGAATTTTACCGACCTGCCGAGGTGGACCATCTCATCGGTGACTCGACCAAGGCTCAAAAGGCGTTCGGGTGGGCACCGAAGGTTTCATTCACGGAGCTTGTCCATCGCATGGTGGACAACGATTCCGTTTAAAAACACGACGTGTTGTATGAAGAAATGGTAATATTGAGTCAAACTCATCGTTTATTCACACGCGAGGACCGTCATATTATGCACACACACAAGACCCTAGGAGTCCTTGTGCTTGGTCATATTTTTTACAGAATAAATTTGATTTTAAAATCAGGGGATTCTGGCCTGGCCACGTCTTACTGGACTCCTTTTTGGATGGCAATTCATTCACTCCTTCATGTATCGTCGTTTCAATTCCGACTCCCCGAAAAGCGCAACCGGACGTATAACATTATTTGGCCTGAATTCCGCCTGCACAGTATGATATTTGCATACCGTTCCATACTCTCCGTCTTGTTGGTGTGGATGGGTGGTTACTGGAATCACGCACTCAGAGGGCCTCTCGTACTGAGCGCGATGGCTGCTGCCGACACTGTGTCCCATTGGTATGGACAGGATACGACGATGCGTGCCAATCCTTACCCGGAGGGAACCAACCAGAACTTCATCACGTGGCATAACCGTTTCTATAGCGTGAGCCAATTTGGGGCTACGATGGGCATCATGTTCAGAGGGACCGATTCGGCGTTTTTGGCGCTCTTGCCTATTCAGACGGCTCCGTTTCTCATGACCCTCGTGAAGAAGGGTATATTGAACCAAGCCGAATGGCATGTTTGGTACACATTAGCCCTTCTCACAAACTGGATCCATGCTATTTTCGGACAAGGAAACGACGGCAACACGGTATCCACAGTTGCTTATCAGACCATATTATGGAGTGCGGTTGCGGTTAGGTTTCATTACCGAGTTAACAAATACACCATATGGGGGGCAATTTGGATTCTCAAATGCCTACTCTGAAGCCTAAAGTCTAAAAACCCTAAAACCGTATGGTGAGTTTCCAAGCCGTTGCGTGGCACGGCGAGGACACAGACTCCGAGTACGTCATTCACATCTTCGGACGGACGGAGGATGGCAAGTCTGTTCACGTCGAAACACCGTTTGAGCCGTACTTTTTCGTCAAGGTACCGCCCGATCGTAGTCCAAAGGCGCTGATCCAGGAGATTCAGCCGTACAGTTCAGCCGTCATTCGACGCAAAGACCTGTGGGGGTTTCGGAATCAGGAAGAGTACACGTTCCTCAAGTTGGGGTTTCGAACACTCGCGGACCTCAAGGAGTGTCGTCCTCGAGGACTCAAGGTGTACGAGAAGAATCTCGATCCCGTTCTGCGTTTCATGCACAGGTCCGAGATCAAGTCGACAGGGTGGGTCAACGTGCCCGAGAATGCGAGTCCGGGACACGATTCGTCATGCGACATTGACTTGTGCGTTTCGGATTGGCGAACCCTGAAACCCGTCGACCGCGACGACATTGCACCGTTGAGAATCGCAAGCCTCGATATTGAGTCGTACTCTGAATCGGGGGCGTTCCCAAACGCATTCAAGGAGAAGGATGTGTGTTTCCAGGTGGCAGTCACCACAAAAGAGTTTGGACGCCAAGAGTACCTCGACCGGAAGTGTTTTTGTGTCAAGCAGACGAACGGCGCAGAGTGTGAGTCGTTTGAGACTGAGCGTGAGATGCTCGAGCGGTTGGGTCGGTACCTCCGTGAACTTGATCCGGACATTGTGACTGGCTGGAACATCTTCGGGTTCGATTTAGAGTATCTGTACACGCGCGCGGTTGTCACAGTCGCAGGACCGGATGCACACATGTGGGGTCGTCTACGCGGCATTCCAAACGAACTCGTCGTGAAGCACCTGGCGTCCAACGCACTCGGATCGAACGACATGAAGATGGTTCCCATGCTCGGTCGGTACGTGTTTGATATGTTTCAGGACATCAAGCGTGAACACAAGCTCGAGAGTTACTCCCTGAACAACGTCTCGAAGGAGTTTCTCAAGGATCAGAAGATTGACATGCCCATCAAGGAGATGTTTGCTCATTTTCGTGAAGGTGACCCTGAACGGCTGGGTGAAGTGGCGGATTACTGTATCAAGGATACTGAGCTTCCACATCGCATCTCTGAAAAGTTGTGTCTGATTCAGAACCTCATCGAGATGGCCAAGGCGACATGGGTCCCTTTGAGTTACCTGAGTGAACGCGGTCAGCAAATCAAGGTGTTTTCTCAGTTGGCACGTAAAGCGCGCGAACTGGGATTTATGATTCCGACATTGTACTCTAAAGCTACGGGTGACGAGAAATACCAAGGGGCGACCGTTCTCGATGCTCAGACTGGTGCATACTATGGCCCAATCACCGCCCTTGATTTTGCTAGCCTGTATCCGAGCATCATGCGTGCTCATAATCTGTGCTACTCAAGCCTGGTTATCGACCCCAGGTTTGGCAACGTCCCGGGCGTTACTTACGAACAGTACGGTCCATACCGATTTGCTCAAGGAGTTCCTAGTCTCCTCCCTGCCATCCTGAACGAGCTTGCCGCGTTTCGAAAAAAGGCGAAGAAACTGATGGCTCAATCGGAAGGAACACCGATGGAGGCGGTGTACAATGGTCAGCAGCTCGCATACAAGATTTCGATGAATTCAATCTACGGATTCACGGGTGCTGCCAAGGGTATGCTTCCGTGCGTCGCCATTGCATCAACTGTGACTATGCGTGGTCGACAGATGATTGAAGAGACGAAGAATTACGTCGAGGAGCATTTCCCGGGTGCCAAGGTGCGGTACGGGGACACCGATTCCGTGATGGTTGAGTTTGATGTCCAGGGACGCAAGGGTCAAGAGGCGATTGATTACTCGTGGGAACAGGGTGAACAAGCCGCTGAACAATGCACAAAGTTGTTCAAGGCTCCGAACGATCTGGAGCTCGAAAAGGTGTACTGTCCGTACTTTTTGTACTCGAAAAAGCGGTACGCCGCCAAGATGTACGAGAAGAAAGGCGACGCGGTTGTGTTCAAAAAGATTGACGTCAAGGGTCTGCAGGTGGTTCGACGTGACACGTGTATGTACGTCCGAGGCGTCCTCAAACAGCTGCTCAACCTGGTTCTCAACTCTGAGGACCCGCGACCCGCCATCGAGTATGCACGTACATCCGCCAAGACGCTTCTCAAAGGCAAGGTGGACCCGAAGGAACTCACGATGTCGAAACAGCTCGGTGCAGACTACAAGACGCGCGTTCCACACGTCGAGGTCCGTGACAAGATTCGAAAACGCGCACCGGGGTCTGAACCCCAGAACGGGGACCGGGTCGCGTTTTTGATTACAAAGGTGCCTGGTTTACTGTGCGACAAGGCGGAAGATCCGTCGTGGGTCACGGACAACAAAATTCCGTTGGACTATGTGTACTACTTTGAACATCAGTTGGTCAAGCCCGTGTGTGACTTGCTCGAACCATTGGTGGGTGCGAACCCGTTCCAGACAATCTTCAAGTCGGTGGACTACCTGACGACACCGTCAATCGCGAGTTATTTTACGATCAAGTCGCGATAGTTTTAACGGTACAGGTTGTTATTGTTGTTACGATTCGGGGAAGGAGTGCGTCTGGACACAGCTCCACGAGGTCCGTTTAATCCCTTCATGCTCGCCCTCGCAGCAGCTGACATTTTCATTCCAAGTGCATGTTGACGCCAGTGGCGCGTGCTTTTCCCAGCGACATAGTGTTCCGGACCATGGCGGATACCGGCGCGAATACGAGCGCCGTAAGCGCGCATGTTATTTGGGCGCTGGAACACGCGACGCATAACGGCTCTGTATCCCAGACCTGGGCGACCGGCGACGACGTTGGCGTACGTGCGACCCCATGCTGGGTTTGCAAGGTGCAGGCGGGTCAGCATACCACGGACACGCGCCTGGATGACACGAGCGTGCCAGTTGCGTCGGGCTGCAAGAGAAATAGCATTGCGACGACGCGCTGCTGCTGTTCTAGGTGAGTTGGGCATTTAGTATTTACTGAGATAAAAATCCCTTTCCACCGCAGGTGGAAAGTTCTCTCGTCTGTGATCGAACAACGTACCGTTGTCTTAAAAGTTCTGGACCATGAAAAACCATGGAACAACAAATTGCTCAGTTGATTGAGTCGGAGGTGGAGCGTCGCGTCCTTGAACGCATGTCAACAGCTCTTGAAAAGATTAGTCGTACGTTTGACATTTCTTTGCAACAGCTGCTTCGAACGGCGAGTGAAAACACGACGAGCGCCTGGAACGGAAACGTGTGTCACGGACTGAGCAAGTCGTCAAAGCAAAAATGTAAACGCGGTGTCAAGGATGGATCAGGGTACTGTAGCTGTCACAAGGATCAAAAGCCGGTCCAGCGTGTCATTGTGCCGTCGAGATCTCAACTGGCTCTGCTGGCGCCGATGCCGGTGCATACACACTCACTGCCTCCGATGTTTCTCGCGGGTTGTCCAGCGTGTGAGCGTGGAAAAAACTCTCGAATAGATATATAATGGCTGGTGGACTCTTTCCAGGTCGTCCATTTGTGTTCAACGTCAAGTGTATCGTTTTTTCGCTTATCATGTCGCTCGGGTACTGGTTTGCGCCGCACAGAAATCTCTGGGTGCTCGCATTCCTGATTTGGTTCCCGTACATTGCTCTGGCATGGTATGACTGGAGCTACAAATGCGAAAGCAAGCTGCAGCCGACAGCTGTTCCGTTCGGGCGGTACATCTGGTTGCCGTTCAAGCCACCAGGGTACAAACAGGCGTTTGACGATCTTCCACCTGAGAAGATTGCTATTATGGACCGGGTGGACCACCTCGCGGGGTGGACTCTGGTTGCTGCGTTGGCGACGTGGTACCTTCTCAAAAGACGGGTCTGAAAGACCCGTCTTTTATTGACTTTGAACGGAACGATACAAGTCGCGAAGCGACTTGGAAGAAACGCTTAAAAATAAACGAGTCTAAGTCGTTATGGCGACGCGGAGCGACCTTCTTCTCGAGGCGCTCCGGCGATTTTTTGAAGTCCCGGAAAACGCCCACCAACTCAAAGATATTCTAGAACATCGACGCGGAGTGTCTCTCAGGAACCTCGAGTGGTTCGTGACAAACTATTCCCGTCAGACGAACGTGACGTATAAGACGTCGACGGGGCGTCAGTTTACAGTCCACGTGGCATACAAGTCATCACTGGATGGCTATTCGAAAAAGTTTTTTGATCCATTTTGCCGAACGGAGCGAATTGAATTTATGGGTCTGACGACGACAGTTGCGCAGTTGAATTTCATTCGTTGGTGCATTGTCAATGGTATTGTTGACTATATCACAGAAAAGGGTGTGTTGAAAATTCGTCAGGAAAGCATTGCTACAAAATAGACAAAACAAAAAACATATCCTTTTATAGAAGAGCATCATGTCTGGTGCGCGTGTTCAACTTGAGGCTGGCGGAACGTTCGTACAGAACCCTCAGCACACATTGTTCTCTCGAAAGTATGATACACGCGAAACGTATATTGCTGAATCATTCGAAGTTCCATTTGATACCAATGTACCTGAATTCGGTGGTTTTGTATCAGCTCGTATTCCACCAAAGGGTGATCTGGTTCGACGCCTCACGGTCCGATCTGAACTTCCACAGTTGTACACGCCGCTCGGACCAGGCTATGTCTACCCTCAATATTCTGATGTAGTCGACGGGGGTGTTTACGTCCAGACGAACACGCTCGCGATCCAGCCAGGTGATTTCGTCGGCTACTTTAATACACAGTTCCTTTCGGCGTGGGCGACAAACTTTGTCGGCTATTCAAACCTGAATGTCGCATACGATTCGACGCTCAACAAGTTTGTTTTCACGGGCGTTTATTCGAACATCTTTTTTCAGAATGAAGGGAGTGCGTCCTTTTGGGGTTTTGATATTCGGAGTCCCGACTTTTTTACGGCGAGTGGATATCCGGCCTACAACTTTACGGGCGGCACGTTGACTGCACCGCTCACGCTCGTGCAAGCGGGTTGGATCCGCGGGTTTACGCCGCCGCCGTCGAATGGGTTTTCGTATGTCGATTCGGTCGCGACCAAACTCATCAAGAGTGCGACGTTGACTGTCGGCGGACAGACTATCGATCGTCTGACGAGCGAGCGACTGTACCTGGAACATGATCTCGGTGTCGCGTACGAAAACCAGGCTGCACTAACGATTCTCGAAGGCAAGAACGACACGTCGGTCGTATCGACCCCTCGAGAATACTACACAAAGTTGACGTTCAACATGGACACGCTGAACATGAGCGAACTGTACCGACACGACGTCCGGGTTGATATCGAATACGAAAAGTTTGAGAATCTTGCGGCGAATGTCATTACGTCAAACGGTTTTCTCGATGGTGCTTCGTATGTAACATCGAATCTTCAGGCGATAACTGCTGACGGAACTCAAAATATATTCCCATACTGGGCTGCTGGTTGGAAAAACTATATCATATTGGGTCCCATGTTAAATAGTTCATTCAGATTATATAATCAGGACAATGGGACATTTTATAGATGGTCACCCTCAAGTGGTGCTACAAGTGATACAAAATTCACTATAAACGGAGGAACTATATATAGTTCGTCATCTAGATATATTAAAAAGGCTTTGATTTCAACAGTACTTTCATCGAATACAACGCCATGGTCAGTCAGTACATACAGTTTTTTTAGTGCATTTCCAAGCATCCCATATGGAGAGGGTCAAAATTATATTAGTTTTATGGTTTCTGATGCTCGTTATGTTTACTCGTTTTATAGTGTAAACTATTTCATTATCGGTTCGACATATACGAGTCTCGTGAGTGGTTCACTCGACGGAACCCAACGAATATGGACGATTGTGTACCGATTTTATAACAAAACCCAACCTTTATCAGCGTCGGACCAGACGGCCCTTCAGAATTTTTGGACGAGTTTTGCGGGAGCATTTTCAAGTGCGGTTATTTCTTCGATGAACCAAAGTGGGTCAGATGTTCTTGTCACCGGAACATTAACATATCCTGTTACACAGACACCAGGTAACGCATATATACCTGGTCTCGATGCTCACAATAATATTATATGGGGTCGGTACGACTCGTCGGCTAATTTTAACTCGGCAAGTTCTTACACGTTTACACTTACACCTCAGGGACTTCCTGCATCTTTAAAAGATATTTTTCCAGGAGTTTATGACCTAACTTCACTTCCAAATGACAGTGGTGGATTTTTACCAAGTTTCGACGGACGTTATATATATTTTCCTGCCGGGTTCTATTTTGTTACTCAATTGGATACTACACAATTTTTGGACCCAGCCGAGTATAATCAAGTTCAAATAAGTAGTTTAACACCCCCTTCTCCAATTTATTTAACTGGAAATCAATGGGTTTCAGATGGTAGGTATGTATATTTGGGTTCATCGGGTACTTATAGTAGGTATGACAGTACGAAAGACATTAATACACAAGCCGCATGGGAATATTATTCAGGTGATAATGCAGTTTTGAATGCAGGAAGTATAAGTGCACCAGCCGGTTTTGATGGAAGATATATTTATTTTTATTCAGGTCCAGCTACAGGTCCAACTATTAAAAGAAAAACTTTATGGCATAAATACGATACTACAAAACCATATAATTTAACAAGTTCATGGGAATGGATTGATTTTCGTATCAATCCGGATAATACAATTACGAGAGTAGGTTCTAATGGTTCAAATCCGTTAATTACATTAGATGCACACCAAAGTGGTGTTCCTTCGACTGATCCCTATTATAATTTGCCGTTTATGACAATGAAGTTTATCACGGGAACAAGATATATCTATATAGTGGAATACAACAATGTCACGAGAGACGAAGCTTGGATATTATCAGATTTCATCCAGTACAACCCGGTCACCATGTCGAACGTACTCAGTTCGTCGAGCATCATCGCAAAGTACGAAAAGTACGCAACGCCTCCCAAGACTGGCAAGATGCTCTACGGCCAGACGGACGTCGAAACGTTTACAATTCAAAAGGGTGCACAGACGAGCGAGTTTCAACTTCGGTTCCTCAATCCGGTCCGGGAATTGTGGGTTTCGATCGACGCTCCGTGTGTCATCCGGCGACTCATCCTTCGGCTGAACGGTGAAGTGCTTGTCGATGACGACCAAGTCACGACAAAGACCATACGGGCATTCGAAAGTCACACATATGTAAGCAGTAATGTCGCCGTGGTCAACTTTGCACTCGACCCAGAAACAGTGGCACCATCAGGCTCATTGAACATGTCACGAATAGCATCACCGATGCTCGAGATTCAACTTGTGAGTGTGCCGACAGCAACCGCAAATGTTCGCGTGTACTCCAAGTCGTTCAATGTTTTCCAGGGAAATAATGGGATTGGTGGGCTTCTTTTTAATTCTGCTTTCTAAAGTAGAATGAAACCTCCAGCCCAATTTGCTCGTCAGACAATCCGACTTCAATTTCCAATGGATATTCACTGGGGGGATGACATGACCGTATGGATCGCCAAGACGGGCGATATTGCCCGGACCATGTACCTTCGGGTGACGTGGCCTTCGGACGCACCGACGACGGTCCAACCGAGCGCCGGTACAGCCATGATCGATCGAGTTGAACTTTCTTATAAGGACCAACTTATCGAAAGAATCTACGGCGAAACTCTGTACATGCTTGGTGATACTCGTGTGCCGCAAGCAAAACAAGCTGCTTTGACAAACATGGTCGGGACCTCGACGACGAGCAATCTCGCTTCGTATCACATTCCGATGCCTTTTTCGATTTTGGAAAAGGGTTTACCGCTCATAGCGCTCGACGAGGCGCCCAAGTTTCGGGTCGTATTCAAACCTTCGACATTCTTCGCCACTGGACTTCCGTACACGAAACCGATCCAGGTGGACCTCTTTGTCGAGTACGTCTACGTCACCAAAGCCGAACGGGACTACCTCACGTCACACGAACTCATTTATACGACTGAAAGTTTTCAAAGAATGCAGTTTCGGGTCCCTCCGTTGGCCACTCAATCGTCTATCCAGTTTTTGACGTCATTCGTGAACGACGTCAAGGAACTCTACTGGGTCATCCAAAGTGATGCCTCTTCGAATGTATACGACTACGGGACGACAGACCAACTTGTCAATCTTCAGTTGACGCTCAACACGATTGATCGAATCACTCCAGATTATGCAACCGCCCAATACCTTCGGGTAATCCAAGGTCTGGAATTCCATACGCGCGTCCCGAACGGCCGGTACTACATGTATTCATTTGCGATCGAACCCGAACTGAACGAACCGTCCGGCGAAATCAACATGACAAACATTAATCGACAGCAGCACACTTTGACGCTGACGTCGAGCGCCTCTGCTCGTTCGGTCAGAATATACGCCCTGTCGTACAACTTGTTCAGTGTCTCGAAAGGAAACGGTGTTTCACTGTACACGCTTCAAGAAGGTTAAGTTACAAAAGCGTACATACACCATTCTGTATCTTCAATGTTACGTAACCATAATAAAACAAATTCAAAGAAAAGTTCGATGCAATTTGTGGTGCGTATTGCTCTAAAAATTCAATGTCCAAATGAGAAGTTTGTGAATTGAGTTGATTAAAATCGAGTGTGCCACCCGAATTGTAAATACTAGGACGTTCACTAAAACAGTACATGTATAAACTTTTGGTGGGGACGGAAAGACCGTGATCTAAAGGTTGTTTAAAAGTATAGTACAAACCACCAGGGAAATTTGAAAGAACGTTATTGTTATTCAGGTACATTGTTGCATAATCAATAGTATCAATATATCTCAATGACACGCCGTTAAAGAATGTCACGGGTGTAGCACTCTGGATATATTCAGATGTATATCCATATGAATATCTTGAGTCGAAATAATTTTGGTTTTGTGTCTCGTATAATTTATTTCGGACAAACCATACCATCATAGCAACTGGAAATTTAGCCGTGAAATTAAGCCGAGCCAAACCATTTGAATATGTCTGACTAGATTCTTTCCATACACGTGGAACTTTGAAAGTCAATGTACTTAATTGGTAGTACATGCGTTCCTTGGCAGATACATGTATTTCCTCAATGAGCAATCGTGGATTAATCAAATCTATCTTATTAGTTGTTGATGTAATCCATTGTTGTGTATTAAACGTAAATCTAACGGACACGGTTGATAATTTAATCGCGCATAAAGGAAAGTAAGGTTTGATACGTTTTCGACCATGTGTAAATCGTTCACAGAAGAACAACTCAAGTGGTACAATCAAGTTGAGAGTTCCGGTCGCATCAACGTTTGTACCTTCTGGTGTTCCATTGCTTACCGCTTGATACATGCCGAGTTTTTCATCGGCATCCAAAAACAGTTGATCATGAATTACATACCAATCGTCTGTAATACTTTCATATACTACACCGTCAACCATAAACTCCACTTTATCAATTATTGCTCGACCGGTAAGTTCTGTGTATGTTCCAGCTGGCAAAGAACACTGGAGGTACATGTTCGACAAAAGGTCACCACACTCTCTTGGGAACAAATCAACCTGGACAGTTTTTCCAAGATAACCACCAACATTTGCTAATGGTACAGAAAGGCGCTGTGTAATTGAAAATGCAGTGTGTTGTTTTACTTCGGGAATCCATTTTGAATTACCTCCGAACATGTATGGTTCTTGGGCACCTATTGCAGCCATAGAAATAAGAGCACCAATACCCGAACCACGGTCCACAACGGTATGATAAACTTCAGGTCCTTCTGTAGTTGATACATTTGAGTTTAAATCACGAAGTTTTCCAGCTTGACCCTTTATAAGACTTGCATCAAAAATTTTCGGATCGTACAAGGAATAGTATTTGCTTTCAATATCAGCAGTTGGTGAATAAAATTCTACAGTAACAACTGAACCCGGTAAAGGTAAGGTTTGATTCACACTTGATGTAACATCAAGTTTATAAATATAGTCTTGAGTTTTGATGGATGTTCCTAAAACAACATTTGATGTCCCGGATTCGTAAATTACATTATTTATAGTAATAGTTCCAGTAACGTCAACAATAAGTTTAGACGGGTCTGTAAGTCCTTCAATCGTCCAGTCTTTTTCTGGCTCCAGGTCATTAAATTGCGCCACAACGTATACTGAAAATGTATTTGAATTATCGACAGGACCACGAAACACACGCGCACGTGACACTATTTCCAACTCATATTTGAACGTCAGTTGAAGAAGAGAACTTGGTGCAATTGGTACGGTACCTTTTCCTTTTACAATAGCAGTTACAACAGACACATACGGGAACGAAATAGATGGCGGACCGGGATTAATAACAACTGAACCATACACATTTGAGGTGTATGACTTGACAAGAACGCGTCCTTGAATTCCATTCAAACCGGTGATTATCATACCTTGTTTAAGCTTGAGTCCTGGAATTGCATCGCTAATATAAACCATAAAGGTTTTTGACGTTGGGTCATTCGATGGTGCGTAAAATCCAGTAAGAGTCACAGACGTCGGAAGCTGTTCAACCGGTCGAGATTGTCCATCGATGATGTTATTTACAAAATTTCTATATGCTGTAAGTGTTCTGAGGCGATCCACGTCGTTTCTAGCGATTTCATAACTAGACCGATATTGTAAATAAGCTGTTGTAAGACCTGTACGTCCAAACGGTGGTAACGGTGGTGATAAAAGAGTAACCTGAGTTTTAAGATCGGTGAGTTTATTTGCAAAATCTAGCACAAATGCGTTTATATATGCACTTTGTTGGGGTGTTCCAAGTGCATCTCTAAGCGAATCTACGTCCAAGAAATAAGAAATCATAGGCAAATAAGCGACAAATAAAATCTGCTGATCGATGGAATTTGTTAAGCTTTGAAATCGACGAAGTTCAGAAAGAATGTCATTTAATGATGTTGGTGAATGAACAGGTGGAATGATGACATCAATTGCGTCACGAAGTGCTGGGAGCAACCTGAGAAAATCCTCCTTGGTTTGAGCAGTCTGTAAATTCACTATTTGGGACTGTATAGCTGAGTTTCGTACAATGATACTAAAAGAACTCTTAAAATACATAAGAATCTGTTCGTCTGACATACTTGGATCAGGTGTGGGGTTCAATAATGTATTTTGAGTCAAGTTTCGAACCTGTAAAAGCGAATAATACACGGAACCCTGAGATGAACCCTGAGATGAACCCTGAGATGAACCCTGAGATGAACCCTGAGATGAACCCTGAGATGAACCCTGAGATGAA